GTCCGAAGGACGCGCAGCTGAACGACCAGGACGTGCACGCGGTCATGTAAGGGCTTCACGGCGGCGGCCTCATCAGCCGTCTCAATGTGATCGGTGAAGACCTGAAGCTCGGTGATGGCCGAGCGGTTCAGGTCGGAGAGCGTGATGATGTCGGCGTCGTGCTGTTCATAACGTCCGGCGATGTGCTGGACGGTGGCGAGCGAGCCCGTGATGTTCTCGACGAGGCGCTTGATGTTTTCGCGGTTGGTCATGAGCGGACGGGCGTGAAGGTAAGTTCCTTTATCTCCCCATTAGGGGCAAGCGTAAAGAAGCGGACGTTTGACCGGGACAGGGACGGGTAGGTCTTGCGCTTCCACGCGTTGAGGTCGGTCAGGAAGTCGGCGTGCTTGCGGGCCGTGAACTCGACGTAGGGGAAGCCGTCCAGGAAGAGCAGCAGGGCATACTGCTTGGGGACGGTGGCCGCGATCCGTTCGATGCCCTTGGGGACTTCGGCCATCAGAGTTGCCCGGTCTTGGCGCGGTTCCACTTGGCGATGGTGGCGATGCAGCAGGCCTTCGAGATGGCGTCGAACTGGCAGAGCTCAGACTGCATGATGTCGTCGAGGACGCGGGCGAGTTCGTTGCCAGCGTAGCGCATCTCGGAGATGGTCTTGGCCTGAGCCTCGGCGCGGGCTTCGGCAGCCGACGCGAGGTTCTGGTTGTGGAGGTGACGCATGGCGGCGTTCACCGGGTCGAAGGGGTCGAAGTCGGGCTTGCTCATTTGGTCAGGGGGCGAGGGGTGGGGGAGAAGGCAGGGGCGGAAGGTGCGGAGGCCGCAGAACGGAAGCCAGAGGCCACGGCGCCGTCATCGTCGAGGTCGACGGAGATGCCGCAGGCGGTCTGAATGGACTGCCGGCGGATGTAGGTGATGGCTCCGCCGATCTGCTGGGCGGTCAGTCCCTCGGCTTTGACGAGCAGGGTGCCGAACTCGAAGCGTTCGCCGGACGCGTGGAGGAAGGCGGTCGACACGCCGACCTTGCCCTCCTGGCTGACGAGCGTCTGGATCAGAGCGAGGTCGTGGTCGAGCAGCACCGGCTTGATGGCGTCGAGCAGCGCGTCGAGGGAGACGTACTTGGCCTTGAAGGCCGGGTTGATCTTGTTGGCCTTCACGTTGTCCAGGGCGGCGAGCGCTTGGACGAGGGAGGCGGTGGCGGAGGATGTGGGCTGTTTGCTCATGGTGGAGATTATTTAGTGGCTTCGGCCTTGGTGACTTCGCCGGCCTTGATGGTGGCCTCGATGTCGGCGAGGGACATCCGCGTGTAGTCAGGGACGAAGAGGTTGTAATACGTCACGCCGTTACGGACGGTGGGGGTCAGGAGGCGGGCGACCTTCTGATCGGGTAAAACGATGTATGACGAGTCCGCGATGATGCGGTATTCGGCGGGGAGTTTCGGGTCTTTCTTCATGTGAGGTTAGAGGTTACAAAGTAAAGGGTCTTGCCGAGTTATGCAAACTCAGTTGATGGCGCCGCGGGTGGCGGAGTCGAAGATGAGCAGGGCGTCGGCGTTCCAGAGGGTGACGTCGACGGTGGGGAAGAGTTCGGCAGCGCGGGCCTTCAGCTTGTTCTTCCACTGGGTCGTGGTCAGTTCGCCCTTCGTGCCACAGGTGTGCGTCTTCTGCCAGATGGCCGGACGGATGCGGTGGATTTTCCAGCCCATGGCGACGGCGGCGCCGTAGAGGACGCCGGTGTTCCACATCAGTTTGCCGATGGCGGAGCCGGGGATGTTCTTGCCGGCGAAGAGGGGCGGTTCCTCGAGGAAGAGTTCCGCGTCCTTGGCCTTGCAGCTGAGATCGGCGAGCAGTTGGCAGACCTCGACATCCGACCCGGGCATCTTAGCGCACTCGACAGGGTCGCCGTCCACTGACCAGACGATGCCTCCGTTCACGCCGGGGTCGATTGCCACAAGGAGGGATGCCATTGGGAAAGACTCTTTAACGAGGGTGCGGGGACAAGCGGAAAAGATTGGCGACGCGGAAGGCGTAGTCGTTAGGGCGGAAGGCACGCTCTCGGGCGGCGGTCCAGCCCACGTTCCAGACGAGAGCCATCTGTTCGGGGGTCGGGTTGGTCATCCCGATGCGGTGGAAGTTCGACCTGATCCAGCGGAGGTGGGAGGCGGCGACCATGTCCTGGGCGGTAGCGTCACGCCACTTCGACCAAGGGAAGGCGTAGTGGCCCTCGGCCTTGAGTCGGGCGGAGGCGTCGTCCCATGCCTCCTTGCCGACCTGATACATCCCGCGTTCACCGGCCTTACCGATGGCCTTGCGGTTGTGCCCGGACTCGACCTCGGCAACGGCGGAGAGAAAGGCAGCGTCAGACTTAGCCTGGGCGGATAGACCGAGCAGGAGCAGGGCGACGATGGAGAAGCGCTGATTGAGGGTCATACGCGTCGGGGGACTTGTGATCCGGCGACCTCGAAGCCGTCGACCTCGTAGGAGTAGGTGATGCCGACCCATCCGCCGGCGGCGACGTAAGCCTGGAGCGAGACCTTGCTGGCGCCGTCTTCGTGCAGGGCTTCGTGGTAGTGGTTCAGCAGCTTCTTCATCCGGGTCGAGGCGATGGCGGCCTTAGCGGAGAGGAGGTCTCCGCACATGACGCGCTCGTTGATTTCGTAGACTTCGGACAGCAGGGCGACCATGCCGTCGAGGTGTTTGAAACTACTCATGGGGGTGAGCGTCAGGGGTGATGGCCTTGCCGCGGACGATAGCGTCATTCAGGTCTTTGACGCGCTGACGTAGGAAACTGATTTCCTCGGACTGGTCGACGATGATGTGCGCTTGCATATCCAGCGCGCGCTCCTGCCGATCGGTGAGGGCGCGGAGGGCGTTGGCGGCGGTATGCAGGGTGCGTGCGTAGCTCCAGGGGAAGAGCCACCAGAGGCTTGGCTTGGTGTTGGGTCGGATGATGGTCATGGGGTGGTAGGGTCGGTGGGATGGGTCAGGCATGGGGGAAGTGTTTTGCGTCGGCAGCGGCGATGCGTTCGCCGATCCAGCGCATGACTGGGACGGCCATCGAGTTTCCGCAGGCTTTGTATCGAGGGCCATCAGGGCATTGGTCTTCGGGCTTACCCTTCCAGCTGATGCGTGACCAGTTGTCGGGGAAACCTTGGAGGCGTTCGCACTCGACCGGGGTAAGGCGGCGGACGGCCATAGGAGTAAGGATGCCATGTTGATTGCCGCCTTTCTTGAGGGTGAAAGAAGGTTCACCGGGCGTGAAGTTCTGAATGGAGTGTTCCTCTCCGCACGGCCCAAGACGCGACAGCAAGTTCATGCCATCAAGGGGGACGACAGGGTAGGCGATGTGCGGCTGCGGCTGGCCGACCGCGTGCGGGCCGCGGGCAACGAGGGAGTCCATGACTTCGGACTCGGCGATGTGCGGTTCGTACTGGGCGTTCTGGCCTTGGTTAAAAGCGGCGCGGTCGATGACAATGGGAGTTCCACGACCAGTCCCATCCTCCGTCGCCCCTTTCTGAGATGCGGTCAGGGCGTGGGTTCTTTGACCAGTTGCGCACTCAACGCCGCCTTCAGAGCCGGCGGCAACGCTTTGCCCCTTCGCTCGGCCCTTCTTAATATCCCGGCGCACGCAGTCGGACTCAAGAAGAACCTCGGCGGGAGCACGCCAGTCTCCAAGACACGCGACAACGAAGACTCGACGGCGACGCTGGGGGACTCCGAAGTGTTGAGCGTCCAAGACCCGCATGGCGAACCCGTAGCCGAGTTGCACCAGCGCCCCGAGGAAGGAACCAAGGTCCCGTCCACCATTTGAACTGAGGACACCTGGCACGTTTTCCCAGACGATCCATCGGGGCTTGAGCTTATCAGCCAGTCCAAGAAAGACGAGGGCGAGGTTGCCTCTGGGGTCGTCGAGTCCTTTGCGGAGTCCAGCGACGGAGAAGGACTGGCAAGGAGTCCCGCCGACCAAAAGGTCGATTGCTCCGGGTTCAAGGGGCCATTGTTTGTATTCGGTGAGTGAGCCATAGTTAGGGATGTTTGGGAAGCGGTGTTTGAGGATAGCGCAGGGGAAGGGTTCAATCTCGGAGAAGCCGACAGGCTGCCAGCCGAGGGGATGCCACGCGACAGACGCGGCTTCCATGCCCGAGCAGACGGATAGGTAACGCATTAGTTCTGGCGGGTCTTGTACGGCCCACGGACCTTGAGGTTCGTCCAGGTAGTCCCGGTGATTTCAATCCACTTGCGGAGCGAGCAGACGGTCGTGCCAAGGGCGGCGGCGGCGTCGGCCTGCGTCTTGCCGGCGGCGTTGAGCGCGGCGATCTGCGGGAGGATGGCCTGCAAGCGGTTCGCGGCATAGACGGCCATCGGTCGCTTGAGGGGGATAGGCCGACCAGCGAAGGTGAGGTGGTCGGTGTAGGGGTGGTGTGCGTTGGGCATGGTGGGAGAAATTAAAACTTCGGGTTGTCGATGATCTCGAGGATGTCCGGGAAGGACGGGTCGAGGAAGACAGCCAGGGCGTAGCCGAGGGCGAGGGCGATGAGGAGGTAGGCGATGAGTTTCATGTTGGTGGTGCGTCAATGAACTTGGCGGACTGTTCCACATTCGTCAAGCACCTTTCCCAACAAACCCTGCGACCCTCATTCAAGGGTCTAGGATTTTAAGCCCCCAGGTCATAAAGGCCCGCCATGTTGAGCGTACCCCTCGCCGGATAGGTACAAGATGCCACCCTAGCCCGCCATGTCAAGGGGCAATAGACCCCTCTGGCTTGCCCTAGGAGGCGTTTTAACCCCTTGAGGGTGTCTTCCCCTTCATGGCCTTAATCTTGGCCATCAGAAGGTCCACCAGTTCCGGGGAGGCGTACCCTGCCGCACCTGCCGCCGCGAAGGCCATACCCTCGGACGAGAAATAACCCTTCGTCGCAATGCCGACCAGGAGCGAGGTGAGGCCGGCGGTGGCCGTGCGTCGGGCGATGTACCCGAGGCTGTTCCTGTCGGGCGAGCAGAAATAGCGGACGAGCCAGGAGACGGCGCCGATCAGGATGCCCATGCCGATGTCGCGGGCCTCGATGGGAATTTCCTCGGGGGAGGGCGGTTGCGGAAGGGCGCTCACGAGATGCGGGGCGGCTTAGAGTTGGGGGAGATGAGGACGCGGCGGTAGTCCTGAGCCCAGAGCAGGGCGGCGAGGTCTTTGCCGGCGCGGTCGACTTGGGGTTCGCTGAGTTCGGGGAAGGTCAGGTGAATCTGCTCGTGGCAGAGGACTTCGAGCTGACGCTTGGCACCGAGGCGGGGGTCTATCTCGATGAGGTTCTCGCCGATCGTGGCCTGACCCCAAGCGCGCTCCTTGCCGAGTTTGCGCCAGATGACCTTGGCTCCCTTATTCTTGCGGCGGGACATCGGTGGGAGAGGGCTTGTTCACCGAGTCGCGAACCTTGTCGGCCAGCCACCAGAGGCCGAGGCCGCAGGAGATGACGAGGGTAGCCCCGGCTGCATACTCGAACCAGGGCGAGTCGATGATGAAGGGAACCGATCCGCAGAAGCCTCCGCAGAGTAGCAGGGGCAGACCGATACGCGGGCCCATGAAGGCGGTCGTCAGGGCACCGATGGCGGCGAGCCCCGCACCGACTAGCGTCCAAGTCTGAGCGGCCTTGTCCTTCTTCACGCGCTCGACTTCGGCCTGCAGCTCAACGATCCGGGCGTCTCGGGCGGAGAGGGCGGCCTTGTTCGCGGCGACCTGTTTCTCGAGGTCAGCCCAAGCGGCCTCGGCGGCCTTCTGCTTCTCGGCGGCCTTCTTGCGCTGGGCTTCGTAGTCGGCGGGGGTGGCCTTCTCGGAGCGTTGACGGGCGTAGGCTAGGTCGCCTTCGGTCGGCTTCGGCAGGAAGGACGAGGCGACGGACAGTTCCTCTTCGACGACGGAGGGCTTGCCTGCGGTGTTCGCTTCCCGGGCGATGGTCACGGCGGCGGCCACGCGGGAGTCGATGACGTCGAGGGTCGAACCTACGGCGGAGAGGTCGGGAGCCTTGGGGGCGGGGACGGCCTCGGGGAGAGGGTCGGGCTTCTTAGGGCCGAACAGGCTGCACCCGGTCAGGGCCAAGGCGGCGATGACCAGGAGCAGGCGCACGGCTTACTTGCCCTTGAGGGCGTCGAGGGCCTGACGGCCTTTGGCTTCGAGCTCGCTGGCCTTGGCGGCGTGCTTGCGGAAGACGAGGGCGCCGGCGATGAAGCCGACGAGCAGGGCGATGAGGTGGGTGATCATGGTGTGATGGTTTCGACTTTGATAAGGGGGCCGAGGTCGGCAGGAGTGACGGGTTCTGCGAACTCGACAAGGTAAGGAGCACCGCCTCCGAACTGCTCGAAGACAGGGACGGCATCGCCGAAGACATCAATTCGCAGCTGTTGCCAGTCGTTGATTTGAAGGGGGGTCGTAATGGTGTATCTCATGGCTGGACGTAGATGGCGCCGCGAGCGCAGTATAAGCGCAGGAAGTTGCCGGTCGAAGTGGCGGTGAGCCCGATTTCCTCCTGATACAAGCACTGACCAGAAGTGGCTCGGGTGCTCGGGCCAGCGGAAGTCGTGGCGACCTGCGATCCGTTAATGAACAGCGTGACGTTGCCGTCCCCAGCGCTGACGATGTCCCAGTCGAACGGAACGCCCGTAGGATGGAACGAACTGTTGACGGTCGTAAGCGTGGTTCCGTTGTGAACCATCAGCTGAACGAAGTTAGAAGCCCCGCCAGCGTATCGCCAGCCGATGCCCCGTGCGGCCAGATCGCCGACGCCAGTTGCTTCGGCTTTACCGAATGAAACGCGGGCAGTGTAGACGGCTTCGTTCGGGAAGTTCAGCAAGGAACGTCCAGACATCCAGATACGCTTGGCGAAGTTGACGTAGATGTTCGCATCGTCTCCCCAAAGGTTGGTCAACTGGTCGACTTGGCTGGTGCCGTATGTTCGGGCATAGGAATGACCACTTACAGCTCCTAGCGTAGGAAGTTGGTAAAACGTGTTAGTAGAACCTAGGGTAGCATTCGCACCTGTTCCAGTAACGGTCGCAGTAAATCCGATGCGGTAAATGGGACTCCAGTTCGGGCTCATCACCGCGGCTTGGAGGTTATTCGGGTTGATGCCCAGCGTCGTGCTGCTTCCGAGGCGGGCTTGCGTGTTGGTCGCAAACGCCGGAACAGCCGCGGTCACGAAAGCCGTCGTCGCAATCTGGGTCGTGTTCGTTCCCGCCGTGGCGGTAGGAGCCGCAGGGGTTCCCGTGAAAGTCGGGGACGCTAGGTTAGCCTTTAGGTTGTCCGCCGTTGTGACGAAGGCCGTCGTAGCGATCTGCGTGGTGTTGGTGGCGGCGGTAGCCGTGGGGGCGGTGGGGGTTCCCGTCAGTCCAGGAGAATCCAGCGGAGCCGCTCCTGAGACGTCACCGACGACAAGAGTAACGACGCCGGTCTTGCCAGCGACCGAGGTGACAGGGGCGGAGGTTAGATAGCCTTGCGCCTTGACGAAGGCGGTCGTGGCAATGCTGGTATCGTTGTCAGCCGTCAGCGGAGTCGGGGCGGTCGGGTTGCCCGTAAGGGCGGGCGATGCCAGCGGAGCGTAAGTCGAAGCAGCCGTTGCGGCGGTGATCCCTGCGCTGGTCTGCGTTGTCGCGTCAGAGAAGGTGATGCCAGCCGAAGGGGCGACGATGCCGGACGAGGCGATGCGGGCGACGGTTGTTCCGCCGACGACGACTTGGAAGCCTGTATTGTATTGCAGGGAGTAGTCGGTGTTCTCTGCGCCGCTCGTGTAAGCCTTGAAGTAGCCCGTGCTCTTGGCGGCGACATTTCCCGAAGCACCATTGAACCCGACGACGCCAGTGAAGGTAGCCCCAGCCAAGGCCGCGTAAGTCGAGGCGGCAGCCGAGGTCGTCAGATACGACGACATCCCCGACAGGGTCTGATAGGTCGAGGCCGCGGTCGCCGAGGTCAGGTAGGGCGTCAGCGCCGAAGACGTGATGAAGCCCGAAGGGTTGCCCGTGAGCGGGTAGAATCCAGCCGTCACCCACGACTCGGTCGCGTAGCCGGTCAGGCTTGCGCGGGTAATGAAGCCCGAGGGGTTCGTGCTCAGAGGGTAGTAAAGCCCGTTGGCGACAGTCGTGGTCGAGTAGTCCGCAGCCGTGGCCGTAGCCATCGTGCCCAGCCCGAGATTAGTCCGGGCCGTCGATGCGCTGGTCAGGTCGGAGAGGTTGTTCGACTTGACCGCGTAGACCGACAGGTTGACCGTCGTCCAGTCGGTGTTGTAGTCCGTGCCGTCAATCTTGGTCAGGAACTGCCCCGCCGTGCCGCCGACCGGGATGCCCACATCGAGGCCGTTATACCAGAGGCTGGTCGACGAGTTATACTTGAGCACCTGTCCGTTGGTCGGGCTGGTGATCTGGACGTCGTGGAGTTCGTTCAGCTCGTAGCCATTCTGCACGGCGACCAGGATGACGCCCTGCGTAGGATGAGCGCGGACGACGATGCCGACGTAGACGAGATGCTGCGGGGCGGAGGGCTTGGTGGTCGTCCACGTTCCTGCGGTCGTCGGGGAGAGGTAGAGCTGCGCGCCTTCGGTCAGCGCCGACGTGTTAATGTTCTCGAGTTCGCCGCGGACGATGACGAAGCCGAAGCCGTTGTTCGCGATGCTGGCCTTAGTGAAGCCGAAGGTCTGGGCGGAGTTCGCGTCGTTGTTAGCCTGGGCGAGCGTGATCGTCGGGCGGTTACCCGTTGCGCCGTTGATGTAGACGATCGTGCCGGCGGCGAGGGTAGAGCCGGTCTGGTTGCGGACATAGACCTCAAGGTTGCGGGCGTTAGCCGTGCCCGATAGGAGTTCCTGCTGGACGAAGGCGGTCGTCGCCAGCTGAGTCGTCGAGGTGAGGGTGGCCGCCGTGGGAGCGGTCGGGACGCCCGTCAGGCCAGGGGAGGCCAGCGGGGCTTTGAGGTTTAGCGCCGTCTGGAGGTCGGTCTGATTGGAAAGGGTTCCCGTGATGCTGCCCCACGTGCCTCCCGAAGGGGTCGCCCAGACCGTGTCGTAGGAGGTGTTGGTCGCCTTCTGGAGCACCTGTCCGGTCGTGCCGCCGTCAGGGACGCCCACGCCAGGGACACCCACCGAGCCGTCGAGCGTGCCCGTGATGATGCCCGTGACCGTGCCGGTGATGGTGGACTGGTCCGCGGCGAACGTGCCGGTGATGGTCCCGAAGGTCGAGGCCGTGGACGTGATGATCGCGTCGGGCATGGCTTAGACCGTGACGGAGTCGATGACGTTGACGCGGAAGATTTCGGAGCGGCTGATGCTCGAGCCAGAGAAGGCGAACTTGATGTCCCAGCGACCGACCCCGATGGCCCAGTCCGCCGTCGAGCCGGTGTAGGCCACCGTGAAGGACAGGCCGTCACCCGCCTTGGTGATGGTCATCGCGTATTGGTTGAACTGCTTGTCCTCGAAGGTCGAGGTGATCGTGGTCGTGAGCAGGTTAGCCGGACCAGAGGCACCCGGCGTCCAGGTGAACGTGCAGGCGAAGGTGTTGCCCCTCGAGACGGTTACGGTGTTTGGGCAGCTCATCGGGTCTTAAACTTGCCCCGATTGGAAGGGGGGTCAAAGGTCGAAGGAAATGACGTCCGTCGAACTAGTGATGGTCTGGAAAGACCCCGTCACCCCGTTAAGCGCGACGTAGGCCATCGTGTAGGTCGTCGCGTCAATAACCACGTCCCGGCCTACCCATGTCGCCTGGATTTCCACGTCGTCGAGATAGTTCGGGGCATAGGCTTCGGCAGGGTCGGTATTATATCCTCCGATGTAAAAGGCCGTACTTGCAGGGAAAGGGGATCCAGGGAACGCCAGTGGTCCATTGAATCCCGATTGAGGTGTGCCGCCAGAGTCGACCCAGCTGACCGAGGTGACCCACTGCGCACACCTAAAGAATGTGTTTGCCTGAGACGCCCAACCGTCAGTCGCCTCTAGATTATGGTTAGCCAGTTGTAGGCCGAAGTATGTGCTGAAGATTGGCGTGCGGCAGCGGCCCCAAGTGGAGTTAGCATCGGACGATCCAATCACGAAGCCCATCAGATGCGGGCGTAGTAGTAGCGAGCCGTCGAGCCGTTGACCTTGATGCGGTCAGCCCAGAGGGAGCCGGTGACGTTCTGGCTGACGGTGAAGGTCGTCGGGGTCGTGATGCTGTCGACCGTGATCGTGCCGATGACGAGGAAGCCCCAGGTGTTATCGTCGGGGGTGGCGGGCGCAGTATTGCCGCCGCTGATGAGAGGGTACTGATTGCTGGTCACGTCGTCGTCCGGGTAGGTGTAGGGGCTGGCAGTCTTAGCCCCGGCCCGCAGTTCGATATACGAGGTCTTGGTCGTCGCGTCGTAGTTGGCTGTCACTAGCTCGGCGGTCGGAGGGTTAGCCACGCCGGAGGTCGTGCGGTCGAGCTTGACCTCGGTGCCGCTGACGTAGTCGTCGATGATTGGGACGAGGTTGTTGATGGTGCCGGACTGCACCTGATAGGTAACAGTCGTGGAGCCGCCAGAGGTCCGCAGGGCCACGTTCACAATCTTAAACGGGTGCCCGCTTACGACCCCATCCCGACTAGGGAACGGGTCTGACACGTCCAGGGTAAAGCCCTTCGAGGACGAATCGAAGTTATAGCCGACTCCGGGTTGAATCTTCATCAGGCGGGTGCGTAGACCGAAGCGACGTAGCCCTCGCGGTTATAACGGATCTCGTAGTTGACCTTGAACAATCCGCCGAAGTCCTCCGTGTTTACCTGGGCAAGAAGCAGTTGGTTCTTTCCTCCGATCGTGAAAGTCGAGCCCATGTAAGAAGGCAATAGGTCGATGCTATTAAAGGAACGAGTGCCGGAGGTTTTCCCGACGCGTTCAATAAGGCCGGTGACGTGTGAAGACTGAGACGTGTAGAAGAATCCAGAGAAGGAGGTCTGCGGGGCGAGGTAGTTGGACTTGCCGTAAAAGTCCTTGAACTCTGGCTTCCTGAACCCAAGGAACTTTCTGCCAATAGCAGCCTCAAAGGTTGCGCCGTTGTTACCAGCGTATTGGTCGTTTACGCCAGCGACAGCAGGATAAGCAGGGGTAGCCAGTGAGCCCGTTCCGACGCCGGCGATGGCCGTGCCAGTGAAACCTCCGGCGCTGTAGAGCTCAAAGAAGTTCGGGTGGGTAGTGATGTTCTCCGAAGTCAGCCCCTGAGAACCCGAGACCTGAGGGTTGGTCCGCAAGCCGCTGTTCACGTTTAGATCGATGCCTACATAATCGACACTAAGAGTGGCTACGCCAAGCGAATCGAAACTGGCGTTATACTTGTGAGCGTCGCACTGGGCAAACTGTGCAATCGGACAGGCCACGCCGCGACCGCCAAGGACGTCGAAGTCATAGGACTGGTCGACCTTGAACGTGGCCGTCACGGTGAGCAGTCCATAGCCGTCTGCTACGACCTTTGCTCCAGGCTGCTGGAGTGGGCTTGTTAGGGGATTTCCGTTTGAGACGCGTGCCATAAATTATTTGGATTGGGTGCCCTTGGTGAAGTCGCCCTGACCGCCAGGAGTGCTGCCGGAGATTTTCTGGAGCTCGGCGAGCTGGGCCAGCGCGATCTCGGTCTGCTGGGCCATGGCTTCGAGGACCGGGTTAGGGCCGACGCCGATGACGTTGGAGAAGCCTTCGGGGCCTTTGAAGCCTGCGGATTGTCCGGGCAAAGGGTTTTCTCGACGCTGAGACATCAGTGCGGTCTGAACAAACATCTGAGCCTCTTGGCTTTTAGCCAACAGGGCTGCGGCGCTTTCATCTGATCCTGTTAATTTACTGAGACCTTTTAGCCATGAAGGCAGTTGCTCTTGAGCTTTACCACCCTGCTTCATGTATAGATAAGCGCGACCAACGGGGTCATTTAGAATGAACTCCCTTGTGATGTCCTCGCGGGACATGGCGGCCTGCTCTCGGTTTTCTTTGTCCTTCTTTTCGTTGTCTCGCTTCTTGGCGTAGTAACGATCCTCGGCGGACATCAGCTCGTTGGTTCCGTCGATGGCAGCCTGATTAGCCTCTCGGTGCTTCTTCTGATTGTCTTCGATGAGTTTGCCGATGTAGTTAATGGCTACCCCAAGCAGCGCCATCGGCCCAAGGAAGGACAGGAAGATGTCCTTGAACGCGGTCGAAAACTTCTTCTGGATTCCGTCGACCTGCTGTCCAAATGATACGGTAGCAGACCGGGCCTTGTCCATGGCCTGCGGGACATCCGAGGACGTCTTGATGTTAAGCTCCAGGGATTGTGCCATCGTCGGGTGTTTCCTTTGCAGGATTGGAAGGGGTAGCGGCGGCT